TTCCAGCAGTCCCAGCGGAGGCTTCCAAGCCATTCGCAGCACCCAACACCCAGTAGCGGTTGTTGTTGTCTTGGACGATGACCAGCAAGCGATTCCGAGCCAAGAGGCGCAGTTCATTCCGCACGGCAGTCTGCAACTTGTTGATGGTAAAGGTTACTTCGGGCGTGTAGAACAAAGTTCCGTTCTCGGTGCTTGCGTTCAAGGTTTCCGTCATGGACGAAGTGGCCTTGGTCAAGTCGTACTCGTAGAATCCCGATGAGAAACCCGTGAAGCCTGTGACCGTTCCGCTGCCGTTGGTGTTCACGGAGCCTGTGGCGTTGAAGGCTTGGACAAAGACAGTTTTGATACCGCCGACTGAATCACGGCATCCGAGGGCGTAGCCCGTAGTTAGGGAGCAAGACATAGTGTATATTTTATTTTAGGGTTGCGAACAAAATAACGGGGGGAAGTTTCCCTCCCCCCTTACACTTAGGCCAAACGGAAGTCAACCATCAAGTCGGGATATGCGAACTGCACACCCGCTTTGAAGGCGGCTTGGAAGCGGACTTCATCGTTGTCCTGCGAGTACCACAAGGAGAAGTTCTCCTCGTCGGAGAGCAAGTCAGTTCCGTAGAACAGGTTGCCGAGGTAGGTGCAGACGATGCGGTTGGTAGAGGTCAAGCCTGGGACGGCAACTACACGGACATTGGTGCCAGGGTAGAAGATGTCGCCATCGGCCAACCCTTGCAAGTCCACCTGGTTATACATGACACCAGCCTGCTTTTTGAAGGCAGCAATCAAGGTGCGGAAGTTGTTCCAGCCGCAGAAAATCACCAAGTCATTTCGATTCAAGATGGCTTGAGGAATGTCGGAGTAGATTTTGTCAAAGATTCCAACAATGTTGGTGTCGGTGATACCAACGGAAGCCGATACTGGGTTCCAAGTGGTGCTGGAAGCGTTGGCGAGAACGGTAGAACCCGAGGCAGCGTTCAGCAGTTGGTTTACACCGCTGAAGTAGGAGTTACCCTGCCAAATGGCGGTTTCCAAGGCTTCGGCGATGCGGAGGGCTTTCTGCTCGGAGAATGCCTGCTCAAATGGTACGCCGTCGTAGGTAGAACCAGCGGTCAACTGCGACTGCATCCAGTACTGCTCCAAGGAACGAGGGCACAACGCCTCTTGAATTTTCATCACTCCCACGGTGATATTCCGCTGAGTGAAGGAAGTGTTGCCCGTTGCAGTCCAACCGCAAGCAGTACCTGATGCGATGTTTGCATCGGTATCCATGAGGTTCAACGCAGCGGCCGACTTGATACCAACTTGCTTGGTAAAGAGGGCAGCAGAACGAGCGGCGAAGACCGCTTTGGTGATGAGGGGGAGGCGCTGCTGCTCGGTGTAAGTAGTCAGCGGTGCAACGAATGAATAAGCCATGGCTTTGTTTTTGGGGGGTTAAAGTTTAATTGGATTTTTTGAGAGTTTGGATTGCTTGTGCGAGTGCGTTGAAGTTCTGCTGGGCAGCGGCCTTCCGTTGCTCCACGATAGCGGAGGCGGTTGGCTTCGGGGCTTCGGATGGGAGTTCGGCGACCTTTTCCACAATATCGGTCATGGTTTCCATTTGGCTTGCAAATGCGGCCATCTTGTCCTTCATCTTGCCCATCTCCGTGTAGGCGGCTTTGAGTTCTTCCATGATGGACACCAAGTGCTTCTTGACGATTTCTTCCACCATCAATGGGTCCACCATCGGATAGCCTTCGGCGATTTCACTCACCACTTCGCCTGCAACTTCGGGGGTGATTTCAGCAGCCACGGCCACTTCTTCGGCAGGTGCTGGGGCTTCGGCCACAACAACTTCGGTGATTTTGCCACCTTCGGTTTTGATGACACCAACGCCTTCCACTTGATGCTCACCATCGGGAGCGGGAAGGGTTTCGTCTTCGGTAATTACATAAACGGCAGTTCCTGCAACGAGGTCGCCGTCCACTCGGACAACAGTACCATCCACCAACTTGTAGTCGGCAAAGGCTTGCTTTTGGGTTGTGAACTTGCGGAGTTCAGTCCGCAGGGTCATGATAGCGTCTTTTAGGTTCATGTTATTGGGATTTGTAGGTTGGGTTGATATGTTGCAAAAAATTGGTTAAGTCGTCTGCGAGGCCCGCAAGTGCGACCTCCAGTTCAGTTCCTGTGTTCTTCATCCCGAACAAGCCCTCCACGGAGAAACCCTTGAAGGCGTGGCGGTTCTCCCACACTTCGTCGTTCTCAACCTTGAAGGACCCGAACCAAGAGCCGTCGGGGGTGTCCTCGTAGCCTTTGGGGGCCATTACGCCACGCTCGGTGTCGGTGATGTACGACTCAAACATGAAGACCCCATCCAGTTCGGCGTTGTGGTAAGCGTTCACATTGTGCTGGTTGCCTTGCTTGAAGTACTTCTGCACGATTTTGCGGATGGTCGCTTTGTCAAAAACCACATAGTACTCCCCGTAGGTGTCGTCCTTCCGATAGATGGGCGTATCGGCAAGCATGAGCGGTCCCGTCAGCACTCGGCGTTCTCCCGTTTCAGCAAACCGCTGCGGAGTCTTGGAGAAGGCTTGGAAGGGTTTCTCAATCGCAGGCATATCAACGAGGGCTACGAACTGCACACCTTCGTCCACTTCGTCCACGGTCATCCGATACACGGGTAGTTCCATGGTGGTATATGTAGAGGTTAGCCTAATGTTGCAAATTCGCTTAACCTGCGCACCCTGCTGGTGGTCTGCTGGATGTCACGCTCTACGACATAAGCCCGCATGGGTTGGTTCTGCTGACCTTGCGTGGGTATTGATTCCCCTTGGTTTCCAAGCATCGTGGTTTGCGGGTTTGTGAATGTCGGGGGTGGGGTCATAGATGCTCCACCAGGCGCAGGGGATGGCGCAGAACTTCCACCACCACCGCCTTGGAATTGAGTGGCTGCAATCTTGCGGACCTGCGTCAAACCCGATGCAATGATTCCCGCAACCGCAAAGGCTTTGGCTACCGTTGGAAGGGATTTGTCCCGCAATACCTGGGACGCACCGAGGTAGGTGTTGATGGTTGCGTCAGCAATGCCCGCCGCCTTGTTAAGATTAAAGGCCTTGCGAGCGTCTGCCTCACTCTCACCTTGCGTTGCTGCAATAAACCCAAGGACACCCGTAAATGCTTCGCTTGCAAACTTAATGGTTGTGTCCCGTTCCTCTTGTTTTAATTTTTTGATTTGTTCGGCCGTTAATTGCTTTTGACCAACTATTGCATTGTCAAATCGTTTGTTGATTTCCGCTTCCATTGTCCGAAACTCTTCGGTGTCCCCAAGAGCCAGTTTTGCGGCGGCTATCCTTTGAACCCTTTCTTGTTCAAGCAGTTGTTCTTTATAGATGCCATCTGATATAAGAATGTCTAAATCGGATGACCTAAACTCATCATTTATTTGTTTGACAATATCGTTACCCTTTTTTGCGTCTTCAATCAACTGCAACTCTAAATTGGCGAGAAGTTGTTGCTTGCGCATCGCCTCGTCTATTGCGAGTTGGTCAAGTTCTTGTTGACTTTGTGCTAAACTTACTTTTTGCTTATATAGGCTCTCATTCTCATCATAAATCTTCTTGGCTATTCTAATCTGCTCCGACTCATTTTCTTTGCCCTTGACAATCTGCGCTTGTAATAACTCAAGTTCAAGTTCCGATGATGTTATCCCTTTCTCTTGAGTTGCTATCAAATCCTGCTTTGCTCTTTGCTTTTGTTGTAAGATGATTATATCGGCTTCATTAAGTTTGTTGGCTTTTTCTTGGCCTTTAACCTCTTCAGCCTGCAATCTGATTAATTGAATTTTTTTTGCTTCAATGTCCTCAATCATATCCCCCCTTGCCTCCATCAACGCAATTTCTCGCTCAAGGGCAGCAATTTGAGCGGAGTTGTTGGGAGGAAGGCCAAGGAGTTGACGAAGTTTGTCCCAATTCTCGTAAGCCAACGCAGCACCAACTGCAATCAATCCAATCCCTGATGTAGCAAGAGCGACCTTAAACGCCTTCAAAGAAATGGTTGTGCTTTTGACGGTTTTGTCGTAAAGGGACAAAGCGATGCGGTTGGCCGCTATTGAGATTGCAGATTCTTTTTGCAACAGAATGGCTATTTGTTGGACGCTATTAGCGATAGCCATTGCCGACTGAACCCGCAAAATTGCTTTTTCCACATCCTCATTCTCTTGACCGAAAAGTGCTGCCGCACCCTGCGCCAATTGAAAGCCAGCGGCAACGCCTTGAACCGCTTGAGTAAATGCTTCTATGTTGCGAGTATCTGACCCGACATTTTTAATTCGCTGCTGGGTATCGGAAATGGTATCCGATAATTCACCCGCTTGAGTTTCTAATTGTCTAAACCTATCCGTATTTTGTTGCCCCGCTTGTGCGAGTTGCACCATCTCCTCACGCAGAGATTTTAATCTTGATTTTGCACTTTGCGTTCCTGCGCCTGTGCCATCCTTGATGCTTACTTCAAGGGCGATTTCTTTAGTTACATCTGCCATGGTTATCCTTCAGAAGGGAGTTCGGGGTTTACGGGGGCTTCATATCCTGGGTCCACAGGGTCGGGGTCAATCGGGCCGTTAAATAGTCCCGACGGGTCGCTTCTTGGCGGTGAGGTGGACTTTGCCGCAAACTCGGTCAGGTTGAGGATGCGTCGCAGGGTTACACGGCACGGCTTCATCTGCCCGACCAGGTAGTCCCGAATCTCCAGCAGTCGCCAACGGATTCCGCCGTAATAGATGGGCTTGCGGAAGTCAAGTTGGTAAATGTCCACCGAGGATAGCATCATCGTGAGTTCCAACTGCAATGCCTCTTGGGACACCGTTTCGTTGATGTAGTTCAGCCAGTAGGTGTTGTAGAGGTTGTTATTCGTGTAGGCATACGGCGACCCGCTTGCGTTGACGGCGTTGTAGTACACCAAGCGAGGCTGACCGAAGGCCAAGTCCACGCTGGGGGCGTAGGGGTTATCGATGTGGGATATGAAGGGGAGGGCGGTTGTAGCCGCTATCGTAGCAAATCCATCTTCTTCAATCCCGTACCAATAGAACCAAGGGGATTGACCCGTGATGCGGTTGTATTGGGCAATTCGGTAGCCCGTTTGCAGGGGCTTGATGCTTCCGCTCAACCGAGTGCCTTCCAAGTCCCAAGTACGCCCAAGAATCTTATCCGAGGCAAACGATGCGGGGATGAGTGTCCCGCATAGCGTTTCCACGACCTTATCGCCCTTGCCGTAAAAGTTGGAAGTGTTGAAGATTCGGCCTCCATATCCCTCACGAGCCAACGGGTAGGACTGCTTGTAAGTTTTGCTCAAATAGTCCCCCATGTCCTTGTACTTGAAGACGATGTTGGTATAGGCGTTTGGGTCGCCATTGGTCAGCACCTGCTCTGCGTTCTCATCGGACTTTTGCGACCAGTCCACCACGCCCGACGAGTAGAAGTCCTTCCAAGGTTCGATGTATAGGAGTTTTGGGTCCTGCGAATCGGGCATGAACTGGAGGTTGAACATCTTCTGCAAATCTTGCAGGAGGTCCGATTGCTTGACATCGGCAGGGATAGCCGTCCGCATATCCAGCACACCGATACCCAACGGGTTCTCCAAGCAAGTCCATTGGACCGTTGCACCCGAAAGGACACGGAAGTTCTGCGTCAAACTAAAAGTGTCAGCAGTAATGACAAACCCGACATTCGCCGTAATGTTGGCGGGGACGGTTATGTTCTCAAAGCGGACGGTGAACTGTTTGTTTATGTCTGCTGATATGCCCGTAATTACTGCAATGTCCTCGGAGTTGGTGATGTTGCGGATGGACATATTGCACCGAAACTGATTGATGGTTTGCACAAAAGACCCGCTCACGGATAAGGTCACATCCACATTCCAACGGGTTGGGAGTGCAGGAGCGACGAAGGTGCTGGATGAGGCGACCCAATAGCCTGGGTTATCGTAGAACGGCGCAGGTGTGTCTTTCGGGAATGCGAGCGTTTGGTTGGCATTCTCAATAAAACTTGCCGTGTTCCCCGTGGCTTGGGCGAAGATATTGGACCCCGATAGATTGACGGGCATCGTCCCTGCTGCGTAGGGGATGACCAGTTTATTGAATAGCGACGAGTTGAAGAAGTTGGATGAGTACCTAAATCCCGCTTGGGCGAAGATGAGGTCCACCATCTTTTTGACATACAGGCTTGGCCCCAACTGCCACCACCCTGCGACCAGGTTCCCTTGGGTCAAGTCGCTAAATCCGACCGCATCCACCACCCCGTAAACATACCCGCTGCTCAACGCACCCGATGCCGTCCAAGTGCCGCTCACATGGCCGCTCGTGGGCGTGTGGTTCATGCCCGTAACGCCCGCCGTGTTGACGAGCATATTCCCCTCAATGGCTTTGAACAGGGACACATTATCGGTGAACAACCCCACCTCGTAAGTGACGGTTCCCTTGGTCTTGCTCATGGAGAGCAACTGCAGCACTCCGCTGAACACTTGGACCCCATCCTCCCACATGGCGGCACGAATCCGCTTGTTCGGTTGGAATCCACCCACGAAGGACTGGATGTTGTAGGCGTAGGCAAAGCAGGCCCGATTCGTCGGGGTGTTGGGGAGGGTGATGGTCTTACTGAACGACCCCCGTTGCTTGGTCACATCCTCAATATCCCCAATACTATAGGTGACCGCAATGTCGGTTCCGCCCATCGTGTCGAGGACATAGGCGAGTTCGGGCATGGCATTCAGCCCCGCAAAGCGGAGGTACAAGCAGTCAAAGCAGGCGTCCTCCTTGGTGTCCGCTCCATCCGCATCGGCACGGGTGTTGAAGTTGTTCCACGCCGTTAAGTCGTCGATGAAGGTCGCCGTTGGGTAGGCTATGAGGGTTACGCTCATAGGATGGAATTATCATAAGCAACCGCAACCTCCAACTGCAACTGAGTGAGGCGGTCGTTCCGTCTGGTTACGAATTGATACTGGTTGGCATTCACCACCGCTTCCACAAGTTGGCCACCGAGTTCCAACCACACATACCCACTCCGAACCATTTCAATCAGCCACTCGGATTCGGCATCGGTCAGCCAATCGCTATTGAGTGCGTACACGAAGTCAAAGGACCCCGCCCAAACCTTGTTATAGGTCGTGGTTGCGTACACATCGGAATTGTACCCGAAAACCTCCCGCTGGATGTTTGCCCGCTTGCGGTTCTTCATGGTGAAGGTGTACGAATCAATCCCGCCGTACTTGTTGACGAAGTGGACGGGGATGGAGTCAAACCGCTCGCAGGGGCCGATGACATAAGTGAAGGGAACCGTTGCGTTTCCATTGTCATCAAGAAACGATATTGTGTAGTACGCACCTTCGGCAGTTGGGAAGTTGACCGAACCAGCAAAGCCGTCCGAAC